ACACAGTGTCAGAATCAACTTCTAATGCAGTTGTTGGTGTAAATGCAGCCGAGTATCGGGCCACAGTACTGATTCTAACATTGGCAATTTGTCCGTAGAAACGTTGCTCAAAAGGTGTATTTGCCCCGCCATCAGGAGTTCTACACCCAATGATTACATTGTCAGTGCCATTGGACATAGTGGTAGATGAGCTGTAGCTTTCACCATTCATTGCAACTGATTGCCCATTGATATAGGCGTTCACTCCAGTGATACTATAGACCAATGCTATGTGATTCCATACTCCGCGTGTTGGCTCGGCCATATTGTAAGCATTGTTCCATATGCCTATTATCCCAGCATTGTGATAAATGTCTATGCCATTATTGTATACTTGGCATATCACGGCATTGAAGAAATCGGCGTTAACGTTCATCTTTTCCCACCACTCAATGGTCCAATAACCTGGACCGCTTGGCGGGTCGCTGAGATTCCAATCGCTGGTATTACCTGTTATTTGAACAAATATATTATCTGTACCATCCCAACTAAGACTCAAGGGCAGTGGCGGTGCTACAGGTACCCGGGCACTTGTACCCGGGCCAAGTCGTGTTCCTGGACGAATAGTCATGCTCATTGTACTACGTAGCCCCAGTATACTGTTTGTGTTTCGCCACTGGTATTACTAATACCAAAGTCGAACCTGTTGCTGGTTATGCCCGCATAAGTGTTATCTGTACTGATTGCACCTGCTGTACCTCTGATCTGGTCAGGTATTGTGACCAGTAATATAGGACTTCCACCGTCTGTATAGTTCCAGGCATACTGTGTGCCAATTGCTGGTACATTTGTATTGGTTACAGACACTGTGGCGTTCCAGATTATAATACCATTGGGAATATTGCACTTAACCCACATTGTGTAAGTAGCATTTCCAGGAACTGTGAAACTATAAGTAGCAGGAGCGCCGTTTGCAACAGTCCACGAGCCTGTGGTTCGTTGATATGCAGTAGATTGTGCGGTGGTGTCTGGGAATATCAATGCAGCATTGCTGCCAAATGTCCATGTACGTGATACACCGTCATTGGCTTCAATAACAACATTGCCTGTTCCGGCTGCTGTTGTAATCTCGCCGCCTGATGCCAATAGCAGGTTACCAACTGTGACATTGCCTGCTAGATATGCAGTTACATTGGTGTTGCTGTAGGTTCCTACTGTGCTTAGGATATTTACACCATTGGCAAAGTTGATGCTGCCACTTGACGGTACTACTATGTTTGCACCACTGGCAGCACGGTTGAATGTTGCAATAGTTGTTATTGTACCATTGGGATTTTGTGCAACGGTGATGCGCCAATAGTCACCATTTGAAACCACACTAACAACTGTTAGAGTTAATCCGTTTGCGGTTGCAGTCCATGCACCACTTCCCAACAATGTGTCAAAGCCTGCGGGCAGACCAGTTTTTGCAATTTCAATATAGTAAGGCTCAGCGAAACTCAGTGCCCAGATTGTTGCAGTGGCAACAATCGAGATTGGATCGCCGTTGTAGAACGCAAAGCCAGCAATGTTAGACAAGTTGCCCGGGACTAAGATGTTGCCCGGGAATGTTGTTACGCCGTTAGTACCAAATGTCCAGGATCGTGTACTTTCAACAGTGGCAGCGTTGGCACGAATAGTCACTGTGCCTTGACTGCCTATTTTTAGGTTAGCATCTGTTGTTTCTAAATAGCTGTTTGATGGTAGCGTTGCAATACCAGATGCTGCAAACTCCCAGGTCTTGTTTGATCCTGCAAGGTTTGATACAAAACGCACATCAGTAACGGCCTTAAAGTCAGATGTGGTATCTGTTATAGCTAATCTATCAGTTCCAGCTCGTTTGACATAAAAGTTATTTTCTGTGTTAACAATCATGTTATAACCAGCATCAACTTTTAAGTAACCACGTTCGTCCACACCGTTGTTGGTAAATGCAATGCTACCACTATCACTGGCTCTTGCCCATAGCTTGCCGGGTAATGTTAAGGTACCATTTGCACCAAAATTGAACTGCTGAGCGATACCACTGGCGTTGGCCACTATGTTTGTGTCATATTCAGCACTACCAAATGCGGCTGTGCCACCGGTCATGTAAACTTCGCCCATGAATCCAAAGTTCAATCCATTGGGGAATGTCGTGACACCGTTTGCACCAAACTCCCAGGTGTTTTGTGATCCAATGACACCTGTTACTATTTGTACCGTGCCCGGGGTTGACCCAGCTGGGCTGTTAACTACTACTCCTGCGATATTTGATCCTAGTTCAACATCCACCCCAGTATCATTCCATTGTAAACCGACTGAGCCCGACTCGCCTTGTGCTATAATACCTACAGCGGCATTAGCACTTCCTAGCATAGCATCAGTACCGCTGCCGCCTATGTTGCTTGCTATAGTGATATTGCCATTTGGGAATGTTAGTGAGCCGTTAGAGTCAAATGTCCATTCGTTAAAGTTACCATCCTCATAAACACCAATTCTTATTGTGGACGCGGTATCAGAACCTAAAACAACCTCGTTTTCATTATTTTGTAAGTTTAGGAAGCCTGTATAAAATTGATTCCCGTCTTCAACATATAAAATATTGCCGTCAAACTGTACATTGCCAGTGTTGGCTGCACCACCGCCACTGTATATAGAATCATCGCTGTTAAGTACATAACTGTTTGGTGGTAATACTAAATTACCATCTGCTCGGAATTGCCATCCGTTGACTTGGTTACCGTACTCACCAGTTACTATACGAGCTTCGCCAACGTAGTTATTGAATTGTATCTCTGCAACATTGCCACCAAACTCGCTATTGAGAGTATTTTCTAACCAACCAATCACTGTTCTTGCATTGGCACCTATGGAGTATAAATTTAGATCTGTGTTTGCAGTCTGTTGTATCACAGTGCCAGTGACTGGTGCCCCTTCATAGTAAGGAGCCAAGCTCTCAATGGATAATCCTGTTGGAAATCGTGTGCTACCGGATGTACCAAAAGTCCAGCTATTACTGTTTGATGTTAATTTAATAGCACCCAATGATTCAATGGTTGATGGATATTCTGGTGGTTGACCTACTGCTGGATTTGTTGTCCATCCTGCAGGTCCGGCTTGTACTACATCGTTTAACGTTATTGTAAAAGTGTACCCCGGAATGCCGTGATCTGTTTCTGTATATTCAAATTCATAACCATCAACGTAACCTGGATTAACAAAGAATGGTGTGTTATTACCAATGTAAGATACAACTTCGCCATTAGGACCAACTTGAAACTGAACTTCAAATTCCCAAGGCTCATCGGTGAACCCAACCGCATCAATCATGTGTTCACTGTCTAATACTGCTGTAAATGTTACAGGTAATAGTAACGGAGTCTGTAATGTACCGCTTCTATCTAATACCAGTTCTAAACTACCGTTGACTAATCTATCACCTCCACCACTTATAACATTACCGTTAACCAACAGTGTACCGTTGCTTACTGTGATAGGAGTATTACCAATGTAGATTGTGTTGTTGCTGACCCATAGGTCTTTCCACTGTGCTTGTTGTGTGCCAAGACTGTAGGTCACGTTGGCTGCAGGAACAATGTTACCTGCAAAGTCTTCCATGATGCCAGTGATATAACTAGGATTTTCAGGTACCGGAGGATTAGCATCTGTCCAGACATTCATTTCTTTTACATACAAACGTCCTTCGTCAGTATGATACCAAAATGTTCCTTCTCCAGTATCCGGAGCAACATTGCCCACAGTTGCTATGCCAATTGATTCATGATTATAATCAAATGCACTTACACCATTACGGACAACATCGCCATTCACTGGTATAACCAAATTGCCAGTAGCGTCTAACTGCACAACATACTGCCCGTTGGTTAATCTACTGAAATCTAATTGTACGCCTAGTGCTGCTTGACCAATCCACTTAACCCCATCAAAAACATATGTAATACCATTCTCGCCTAGGTATGTTTGTCCCGATACTGGGGGCGGATTGTTTGGAAAATCTAATGCCATTTTATTATCCTGTTATAATTATTACCAATATGTAAATTGTATGCGACCTGCGCCACCGGCACCTGATCCGCCACCTTCTGTACCACCTGATCCGCCCGCAGGTGCTGTTCCTGCTGCACTGGCTGCGCCACCTGTGGTTCCTGCTGATCCTGCACCGCCAAACACACTGGTTCCACCGGTACTGGCAGTTCCTGCTGAAATCCAAGCGCCACCTCCGCCGCCGCCGCCGTACACACTGTCGCCGCCGTCGTTATTACCATTACCTGCGGTGTCTAGTCCACCACCGCCACCACCGCCACCCCACCAACTGCTGCCACCTTTGTAACCAGTTCCTGCAGAGCCCAATGATCCAGAGCCACCGCCCAGTGTCGAATCCAGTCCTACTGTAGCAGGTGCTGCTCCGCCTAATGGTCCACCACCTGCACCTCCAGCAGTAGTAGTATCTCCATTACCGCCGGCGCTGAGTGTGCCACCACCTCCACCACCGCCCCCGCAGCTGGCATTATATCCACCACGCCCACCGCCAAATGCACTGAGTGTAACTGATGTTCCGCTGCCTTTAAAATTGGCCATTGTGACTGAACTTGCGCCACCAGCATTACCCACTGATGATCCAGTGGATTGTCCAACTCCACCTGCACCTACTGTGTATGTGACTGCACCCACTAGGTCAGCAAATGGTATTTCTACTGAATTGTAGGCGCCACCTCCACCTCCGCCAGCAGGACCATTTGCTGTACCATTACCGCCTGAACCACCACCACCCCAGATTTCTATTCTGACCCAACTCGCTGATGCGGGCTTGGTCCAGGTTGCCGCTGTGCCAGTGTTGTAAACATCAGTTGTTGGAGCTCCGATATTGGTCAATTTGCTGCCATTGCCAATGATAAAACTGGCTGTGACATTGCCGGTCACAGCAATATTACCGGCGCTCACATTACCAGTATAAGCAGTTATATAAGATGCCACATTGCTGTTGCTATAAGTTCCAGATTGTGGGTTAGTTACCAGATATGATGCCACATTGCTGTTGCTGTATGTTCCAGGTTGTGGATTGGCCACTAGATATGACGCCACATTGCTGTTGCTAAATGTGCCCGGTACTCCGTTTAGTATGCTCACACCGTTTGCGGAATATACCACACTGTTAGCCGACAACACATTAGCCGCAATGCTATTAATGCCCAGGCTCAAATCATCCGAATTAAAATAACTCATATTAAATTACACTCCATCTTGTGCCGGTCCATAATACAATGATGGATCCGTAATTGCTTGTTATACCTCTTGTGGCACTGCCATCAATGGTATCGCTACCACTTGCGGTAATTGTAATTCGTCTACTACCTTGTCCGCTGTTGCCACCTTCGTCTTTGATAATGTACTGCCTGCCCACAGGTACAGTTGAACCCAATGGTAATGTAACTGTGCCTGTGCCTGTGGCCGATCGTGTGGTGCCAAAGTATTGATTGGTTGTGGTCAATGTGTAGGATGATGCAGTATTACCGGTGATTACTGATTGAATACCATCCACACGCTGTATGGTTACCCCACCAGTACTACCACTCAACACAATATTATTACCGCCTGTGAGACTGGTTACACCGGAACTGAACTGTGCATCAACATAGGATTTCATACCTGTGTTGGCAGTGATAATTGCACTGTTGGCTGCTGTCACATTGGCAATCATGTTGCTGTTCAAGGAGTTTACATAACTCACAACTGCTGAATTAGCAGTGACTATCGCACTATTGGCTGCTGTGATGTTGGCTCGTAGTGCATTGATTTCCGTTTGTTGTGTACCGGCATTAGCTGTCCAATTGGTTGTGACTGTGTCAACATAGCTCTTCATACCTGTATTAGCGGTTACAATGGCTGCATTGGCTGCTGTCACATTGGCATTCATTCCCTGAATATAAGAACTTATTGGAAGATATGCTTCAACATAAGTGTTACCGTATCCAGTCGCAGACACAATTTGTGCGTCAACATAGGATTTCATACCAGTGTTGGCAGTGATAATTGCACTGTTGGCTGCATTAACATTAGCAGTTAGTTGTGCAACTGTAGCATATCCAGCAGTTTGTAGTGACACAATGGCTGCATTGGCCGCTGCCACGTTTGAATTGATAGTAATAATGCTACCACTGACAGAACTAATGTTTACATTTGCTACCGCAATATTTGCCCGTAATGCACTAATTGAACCTTCTTGTGCTTGTGCATTTGCAAATAAAATATTGATGTTATTTGCCAATACACCGGTGTTGGATTGTAGAGCAGATACAGCTGAATTGGCTGCTGTGATATTGGCTCGCAGTGCATTGATTTCCAACTGTTGGCTGGCTGCATTAGCAAACACTGCGACACTGGTACTTGCAATCTGTAGATTAACTGCTGTAATATTTGCGGTCATTGCATTATTCAGACTGTTAACATAGCCGACCACAGCTGAGTTAGCGGTTACTATGGCTGAGTTGGCCGCAGTGATGTTAGCTGTTAGTGCATTGATTTCGGTTTGTTGTGTGCCAGCGTTGGCCTGCCAGGCTGAATTGGTAGAAGTTATATTTGCCCAGATTGCAATAATGTTGCTGTCTGTGGTCAAGTATGCGGCCACATCGGCATTGCTATACAGGTCAGTTAGGTATTTTCCGCTACCAACAAAATAAGTGGCACTCACATTGCCTACAGATTGCAAACCGTTGTCGTCAATGGTGACTCTTAGATCGGATCCTGTGGTACCCGAGGTATGGAATTTAATAACATTACCAGCTGTGGCTGTTCCAATTGCTAGATTCCCATCCATGATGAATAGATAACCATCATTTGGTCCAGTGATTGAATAGGCTGGATTGTTGTAGGTGCTTGAATTGATACCAAGATCTATAAAGTGACTGGTATCATCACCCGTATCGTTTGTGGCCACAAAGTCTGTTGATGCATTGGTACCGTTGTTGTGGTTCTGATGTATGACCTGGCTGAAATCGTTGCGATTGCTGTCAATCTGCACTTCAGCATTGTTGTAATTGATGGTTAGGTAGTCAGCACCAAAATGTGCTGATCCATTAGAGAATATGTTACCAGTGACAGTGGCATCTGCGGCTTGCAAGGACATGGTGGTTAAACCAGCACCATCTGTGTCCCAATGATCCTGGTTATAGTCATACAAGAATGTTCTAGCAAAGGCTGCATTGATATTACCTAATACAATTCCGCCACCATCTAATTGGCTACCGGCTGTGGCACTGTTGGCCAAGTACAGGATCTTGCTTTCAATACTAACATTCTCAGATGAAATAATGTTGCCTTCAACATTGATATTGCCAGTAACTGTTATGTTACCAAAGGTCACTGTGCTGTTGGTATTGATATTTTGCGGCAAGCTCAATGTGATATTGTTGGCCACATTGGCAACCAGAATCTGGTTTGGTGTACCAGTAACGGTCTGTACACCAGTTGCATCAATGCCCACTGTGCCATTGGTTCTTGAAACTCTGACTCCAGTACCAGCAGTGACCACATTGACTGCATTAGTAGCAATGCTGTTGATCTGTACAGCTTGTGCGGCTGCATTAGCAGTCAACGCAGAGATATCAGATTGTTGTGCTACGGCATTTGAAAATAAATTACCAATCTGTGTTTGTTGTGCTGCTGCATTAGAGAACAATGTTGCAATGTCTGTGCTTTGTGTAGACGCATTAGAAAACAATGTGGCAATTTGCACATTGGCCGCGGTGACATTGGCATTTACACCATCCAAACTTGTTGTGCCCAGCCAGGCAGTAGTTTGTCTTGTGCCATCAGCATAGGTAACACCTGTGTTGGTACCCAACACCATACCGTTACTGTAAAAGCTGGCTGTGGTTGCAATAGTACTGGATCCCACTGGTGTGGTCTGGATTGTTAACCGTGTACCAGTTGCGGAACTGGTATTAAATGTTTCTGCTGCTTCTAGGTTCAATCGAATGATACTACCAGCGTAGGCACCACTACCAGTCCAACCTTGGCCAGTAAATCTTAATATAGTATCTCCCGCTTGTGTTGCGGCAGGTGTGTCCACTGACCCACGAGCAGCACGAGCAGCAATTACAGTATAGGCATTCTGACTGCCAGTTACACCAAATGCATCAAAGCTGATACGATTGGGCACATTGTCTTGACCAGTGATCTGAATCATGGTGTTGGCAAAGTTACGAGGTTGTACTGTGCGCGATGATGAGCCAATGATGCTGAATACTGCTTGTGTATTGGTCAATGCAACCGGTGCGTGGACTGTGGTCAGACCAGTACGGCTCACGCTGAAAGCAGCATCGTTGTCTGGGCTATTGACTTGTAGGGGGCGATTGATAATCAAATTGCCCGTGGCAATTTGTGTACCAATTCTAAAATCTTCTGCAGGATTGTCCAACGCAATGGTATTGCCTGTCAAGGTAAACTTACCCACTGTTAGGCCTGTGCCACCAGCAATATAAATGTTACCATCTCTGGCACCAATGGCTTGGTCTGTTCCCAGTGTCTCATCCAGGATAAAGATGGTGCCACCGCCTAGCCATAACTGTTTGAATCGTCTGCTGGGTGTGCCAAGATTGTACACATCATTGGCAAAAGGTATGATGTCTGCGGTTGTTATGATGTGTCCGCCAGTGCCTGGAATCAAACTGATGTCTGTGTCAGCCTCTGTACTAATATTCAAGCCAGCGTTGACCACATCTCTGGTGGTATAAATTTGTGCGCCGTTTACAGGAGGTGCGCTGGTGATAGTCTGATCTGTAATGACCACATTGGCGTTGGGTCCTGTGCCAATGTGCAACACATTGCTCAAGAACGGAACGCCTACACCAGCAATGTGATCACCAATTTCTAATACCGGAGCAGGGTTTGTGGTAAATTCGTACACAGCCCAACCAGTGCCGGCTCCTGAAATACCATTGGGCAAATCATAGTTGCCAGCAACCAAGTTGTCCGAACTTGATGTGCTGTAGTCTAGCAAGGTGTTCAGAGTCAAGTTGGCAATGGTCACTGCAATATTGGCAGTTCCTTGTACCAGAGTACCCACTGGAATTCTCAGTTTTGGTACACTAACAAAACCTGTGCCATTGGGGTCTAGTACAATAT